GTTGACCAAGAAGGTCTGTGCGAGGGGGTCAGTGTAACCAAATGAAGGTTGAGGTGCTTGACCGACAGTGACACTAGTCACATCGGTTGTGGTTTCCTGACTTACATTCTCAGATACACTTCTCTCAGTTTGAACATCAGTCGCAATAGTTGTATCCGAAGTTACACTGGTTGACAAACTACTACTAACAGTTATATCAGTGTTTGAGGTCGAGGTTTGTTCACCAACAACCTCAAGTACCCGAGTACTGTGAACAGTCTCTTGGATTACATCCAGTGTACCTGATGCGGTATAGAATGCATTTGCTGATGACAACGCATCGTCTAAGTTGTACTTACTGATATCGAGTAACGCAAATTCTTTCGTGCCAGTTGCAAATCTCATTGCACTGTTATTTGGGAGTTGGAACTCACCTGAAAGTGAACCATTACCATCAGTAACCAACGCAGTGTCAGCATCACTGTCACTGTGTCCTACTGCGGGGGTCAAACTAGTTCTACGGAACTCTGGATTACGGTCAGAGATTCTAACAAACGAACCATTGGTTGTCTTACAGAAAGGTTCAACCAGAGTTTGGTCAAAGAATGGGAAGTAACGAGTGTTTGGTCTCAAACCAGACGCACGGAAAGCTACCACTCTCGAACGCATCCAAGGAATGGTCAATACATCAACCACCTTAGAACCTACAACCTCACGAACAGTGTGTTCACCCGCAACACGGTTTACAGTAGTAGTCGTGTCGGTAGTTGTAGTGTAAGTAGTGTCTGTCTGCCACTGAGTTTCAACTTCAGTGGTGGTAGTCTGTTCAAGAGTAGTTGTATTTACTGTTTCAACCTGTTCACGAGTTTCTACAGTAGTAGTCGTGATAGTATCGATAGTAGTAAGATTACCTTGAGTACCCAATATAGGTTCTTGACCAAAATCCAGTCTCCATCCATCAGCACCGAATCCACCCAAGTCAGGGAAGTCCTCTGCTGACCAATCGATGAAACTTGAAGACAATGGAGTCCGAATCTCATCGGTCTCTTGTGAGACAATTTCTGACTGAGTACCAATAATGTTAGTGTCACTTACTGTACCAGTTGCGACCCACTCACCCTGAGTGACTCGAACCTCTTCACCAACGATTCTTGGTTGACTTGTGTTTGCAGTGACCGATGTATTGGTTGCAGTGTTTTGATTGACGACTGCACCAACCTGAAGTTCATTGAGGTCAACACCACTCCAGTTCCATTCGTGACTGTTCCACAAGAGGGCTTGTTTAGTGTCGAGAACTGTACCTTGGTCGAGAACCAAAGGTTCAGTGATTTCGGTCTCTCTCCAGAAGTCAGACGCTGGTGAAAGTTCCAACTGACCAACAACCTTTTCCACAAAGAATGGGTTGAGGTTTTCTGTACGAGACGCAGTTGGTTGTGCTAACCAGTCGACTTCAGTGTAATCCAACATGACCAAGTCACCCTTCTTGGTAACTTGGACATTGTTAGTGTTGTTTGAGTCATAGTACAAGTCGATGTTGAAGTCTCGATGAGACGGTCTCAATAACTTCTTCTGTGGGTCGATTGACGCACGATACTCAATATTCTTGGTGTCACTGTACAAATGGTTTGCAAAGTTATCCACGAAGAAACCAGCTTTGGTTCTATCGATACCTACTGAATCCAACACTTGCAAGTTCTTAGTAGACAGTTCGAGAAGTGACAGTGTTGCCATCTCTTCTACCTTGTCCAACTTCGATTCGAGTTTACCGATGTCTTCCATCGTGTAACCCTTCATCGGAAGTAAACGACTCTTCAAGTCTTTAGTGTGAAGAGTGTTCGCATTCAGTTCGAACTTATAAAGGTCGATACAATCTGTCGGAGTTGTTGGAAACTCTGGTTGTAAGTCTGGTGTACCTTGGAGATAACGCAACTCACCAGACTGAGAAAGAACGAGTTTGTCCTTCCTCGGTAAGTAGTAAGCTGCTGAATCAATCTCTACCAATCCTGTTGGTTGAGGTAGTTCATTCACATCCGCAGAAGAGAAAGAAACAGAACCACCACCATCAGTTGATGGACGGAAGTCTAGTACATCTCTAAGAGATACCAGTCGACCATTTTCCATTTGATGTGCGGGAATTTCTCGATACTCAAGTTCTCCACCATAAGAGTTTACTGCAAAGAGGTCACCAGTACCATGTTCGAAATACTTAAATCGAACAAATACATTGTCAGTGTCGGTAAGAGTTCCACCTTTATAAAAGAGTTTACCGTCATCATAATGAGTGTCTCTCGCACCAGTGTCTACTACCCAAGATGTGAATAGATTTTCACCATCAGAATCGTCCTTACGAATCCGAGAAACTTGATAGATGTCAGACTGACCCAAGGAAATAAACTTGTTACCTGCACCATCAGAATCCAGAGTATCTGTGATGGTGGTCTCTGTCAGAGTTTTCTGTTTAATCTGAGCATTTTTAGAAACATAGGTTGCAACTTTTACGGTTGTGCTATTAGGAAGTCCACTGATGATTGCACTCTGAGTAGTCGGTAGACTGATGGATACACCCGAAGCAAACGCACTATCATCTGTTGAAACAATCCAGTCTCCAGTGTTAGTAAAGTCATCATTTCCACTCAGGGTCAAGTTGACACTAGTAGAAGAAGGTGTTGTGCTTGCGGTAAATATCCTTTGACCTGTTAGTGTTACCCCATCAAGTGAAGATGGTCTTGAAATAGGTAGGTCAAACAACAGTTTCTTTTTCTTGGTTTCAAAAAGAGTCTGGTTGTTCAGACTAAAGTTGTTGTAATAGAGTGATGTACCAGTACCGATAGAACGAACATCTCGTGTTGAGTACGCAGTGTTTGTAATCCTAGTATTGAATACATGGAGTTTGTATAGTCCATTCTGCCACTCAGTGATAGCACGAACATTAGTAACACCGATTACTGTACCTGTACCACCTTGGGAATCATATAGATTAACCTGTTGGCACTCATTAAAGTTTGGCATACCAACACCACCAGCGGCACGACTAACTACAAAGTAGTTTCCGTAATCTATAAGTACCCTTTCATTGGGTTGCTTGAAGGTTGAGGTTGGTTTTTGTACAACGAGATTACTTGGTTTCTTCTTCTCTACACGATAACCGTTGATGTATGCAATTCCGGGGTCTACTCTCAACTTGAAAGTAGTTTCATCGTTTGGAAGAAACTGCGCTTTGAAGTACTTCTTGATGAAGTCACCTGAGATTTCTTTGTTTCTCAACGCAACAAAATCACGGATAGATTTGAATCCTTGGTCAGCAGTTGGTTTAGTGATAATCCTACTGTTGACCACATCCGAAACAGTAACATAGTTTTCGTCTGAATCTACATCCTCTTGTCGAGTGAGAATCAAACGGATTCTATAACGGTCTGCTCCGGGAGATGAACGGTTTGGTGTTACCCCTTGGTTATCAAACAGTGCATCGGTATCTTCTGTAGTAACAATGTCTTGAACAACACGGAAACCAACTTCTCCAGTGTAGTCTCTACTGTATTTTGATAACAAGATAGTTTGTTGTTCGTTGTAGACGAAGTGTCCCTGAACAAAGAAACTACCCGCACCTACCTCGAATGCACATCCTTGACCAACCGCTGGGTTCTCTGAACTATTGGTTGACTGAACTTCATAGGTCTTGACATCACCATCAACTGTACCGTTGATAGTCTCTTCGGGTTCTGCACGACTTGGTGTAGTGATTCCACCAGTCTGGTCACCATCTAAGTACTGAACATAGAAAGTTTCGGGGTCACCATTCTCTTCACCAACTGCAAGGAGAATCTTGAACCTTACACCTGAACTTTCTCCAGTAAAGATTGTATTCTTGTATAACTCTTTATTCTCTAACAGGGGTGTTGTCGGACTAAGTTTAATGAACTCAAACTCGTTATAGGTTTTAACACCTCCGGGAGTTACGGGAGCGCCATCTCTAAAAATGTTACTACCGAATCTCTCGATTTCCTTTTGGATAATCGTTTGAAGTTGGGTCAACTCCCTCGCTTGCAACGCACGACCACTATTAAAGAGAATACGATGATAGTTATCACTATCACGATAGTCGTCCTTGTAAGTGGTTCTGAAAATCTGTTCAGTAAATGGTTTAGTCATCTTGTTAAAACCTTAGAGTTGGATTACGACTTTGATGTCTTCAGTTTGGTCAGCAGAACGAATGACTGCCGCCCTATTATCAATATATAGGAGTTCACCTGAATGTGGGTCAACTTCTCCTGTCAAAATCTTGTCGATAGTTGCAGTAGTTGAACCACCACCTTCTACAATAGAGATACTTTCTCCAGAGTCGAATGCACCAAAACCTGTGTACTCGGTTTGGTGAATGGAAATCCCTGTTGAATCAACATCATCAATGAATGCTTTAGCGGTTGATGTACCACCCTGTATTACTTGGTCTACCAAGAAAGGTCCGCTACTTACGCCACTTAGGTCTAATCTACCAAGTGCTCGACCAGTCTCACCAGTGAATGGTAGTCCATCACTTTCCGAAAGAAGGTTTCTGAATAAACCGATTTGACGGAAGTCTTGGCCGATGATAAAGTTACCACCTTCTGCACCCGCTGGTTTAGTGTTGAACATCAAAGCACTAGACCTCAAGTCATTTCTTGGGTCAGCACCTAGTCCACTCAGTGATGATAGGATTGGTAATACTGTTGCACCAGTTCCACCACCTCCAGTTAGACTCACACTTGCGTAGGTGTATCCTGAACCAAAGTTGAGTCCAGCACTGTCTAGGACTTCAACCTTTGTAATCTGACCACCGACTGCAGTTGCAACTGCACTCGCACCAGTACCATCACCAGAGATAACTACTGTTGGTGCAGATGTATATCCTGAACCACCTGCAGTTACTCGATAACCAAGGACTTGACCACCGATTGCGGCTTGTTGAACAGTTTGTTGTTCGACATCTTCTGCGGGTGAGTCAGAGTCAACCCCAACCTCATCTAAAAGAAGTGTTGCACCTGCACTGTCCTGTACCTTTTGAACAGGGATATATGCAGATGAAATAAACTTCGATGCCTTCAATGCACCGATAGAATATAGGAACTTCCAGATATACCCATCAGCCGTTTTGAATGGTGTTCCGTCTGTATTACCTGTTGGTTGAACAGTTGACGCTACTGCAACCGCTGGGTTTGCATTTGTTCTTCCTTGTTGGAGACAGATGTAAACCTGTTGGTTGTTGTTCATGACATAATATGCGTTGGTTGGATAACCAGACTGGTTGTCATTGTATGCAGAATAAACTGCACCCGAAGACCAGTTCTCTCTAGGAATGACAAACGAAACATCGGTGATGTTCTTCACTGACTGAAGTCCAAGACGCAAGTTTCTATCTTCTCTTAGTGTGTTCGAAGGTGTCGGTGCAACATCTGAATCGTTCCAATCTTCGGAACGACCGACACCTGCGAAGTAGTAACTATCAGAGTCTTGAAAGTCTCTGTAAAGGTCTACGAGTAGTTTTTTCTTAAGTCTGTCTGTGATTACGGCTGCCATTTCTTTGTCCTATATTATGCCAAGATTCCACCATCAGAATCACCACCAGTGTTCAATACAACCCATGCAGTACCACCCCATATGAGGGTACAAGATTCATCGACACCCAATGTGATGGTAGTGAAGTTTTGCAAACTAGTTGGTGTGATGGTAGCGGGACCACTGTTCTGATTTATTAGATATTTAATCTCACCCTTCTCTGTTCCATTCGGCATGGTTGCGGTAATCGAACCACCACCATTAAAGAAAGTGAGGGGTTTACTCAGGTCTACTGCACCACTTCCAGTCAACTGTTGGTAGTCAAGTTTCAGTTTACTTTGAATCTTTACACCACCAGTACCCTTTGCACTGAGGTTGAAGTCGATATTTGTGTCACCCCCAACTGCAGACAATGTTGGTGCATTACCTGTAGCGTTCGAAGTAATCTTGAAGTGATTAACAGGACTACCACTACTCGCAAGTTCGAGATACTGATTACCAGCACTGTCCTGAATCTCTGTACCAATCCTCGGATTGTTTAGTACAGGTGCGTTGAGTGTTTTGTTACTTAATGTCTGTGTGTGACTGTTGAATGTAATCTCATCACTATCAGTCAACAAAGGAACATTGATGTTTCGGTTAGCGGCTGGTTCTTGAGTGACCAGAGAATAACTGAAACTATCACTAGAATCTGCAAGGATGCTAGGTGCAGTGATGACAGGGTCGATAACCGTCTTATTCGAAAGGGTCTGAGTCGCATCGTTAAGTGTCACTTCACCAGTGTGGTCTGGAATAGTGACTGTGCGGTCAGCAGTAGGGTCAACCGCTGTTAGTTTTGTTTCAAAATCATCAACAGTTGTACCTTCGAAAAGGATACCATCACTATCGAAAGATACTAACGGCATTAAGACACTTGAATCTCCCCCGAGTTTGAGGTAGATTTCTTCGAAGTTCTGTTCGATTTTGAGGGCAGCTTGACGGAGGGTATCACCTGTACCGTCGTTTGCAGTCGTCCCTCTGTTTAGTGTTTGTCGTGTCATTTACGGTTACCCTAAAGATTATAGTTCTATTTATAACAGTTCGTCTAGTGTGATAGTATTATCAGAGTCATTTGTTATGACAGTCTTACCATCTGACATCGTAACGCTAATAGGTTTCTCGACATAGTCAAACTTGTCTTGGTCAATCGTCTCAGTACTACTGATATCGAATCCAGAGAATGCAACACCTTCACTCGCATCCGAGTCTTCGTCGAGTGTTGGAGCGTCTGCTTCAAGGAACTCTCCAAGACTACTGTAAAGATTGGCTGCACCTTCCAATGTAACATTCTGTACATCTTCGATATCGTTTCCGGGAAGTGTTGGATATGTAGTTGCGTTTCCAAGTGTAGTTCTGAACAAGTTTCCACTCCCATCTGGTATGTTAAAGTCGAACAAACCAGTCGCACTTGTGATTGCTCTTGGTTCGTCTACAAATGCAGTAGACTCGATAATGAATGGTGGGATATCAATGACCCCCGGTTCTGGTTGAGTTTCAATATCTAAATCAACTGCAGTCACGATTTGCACTTCACCTGCAACATACATTCCAGCAGGGTGTGCGAATAGTTTGTATACATCTCTCCACTCTGCTGTTGAAAGTTCCGAACGAATCAACAATGCATACTGTTGATAGAGTTCTGCGTTGGTAATGAACCTCTGAGACTCTGCACCAATCCTATCTACTCCTACTCGGAATACAAAGTCCTTCCCGTAGATTACATCAGGGTCGATGTTGAAAAAAGTACGGAAGAACTGTTGAATAGAGTACTTAGTACCCTTTGAACGATAGAGAGTACTTGAATACTTGGCTGCTTCCCTCTTATCAGGAAACCCTTCGAAATACGCTTGACCTAGAAGGAGTTCATCCTCGACATAAGACAGAAGGTCAATGTCAGTCTGTGTGATATCTCTTGTGTAGAAGAGTTGTTTGATTAGGTGTGAAGGAGACTCTTCGGTATCTTCAAACTCAAAGTACGCCTGTAGAAACTGAACGAGATTCGGAAACTCTGACACGATGTACTGTGATAGAACATCCTCGACCGAGTACTCTTGAAGGTTGAGTTCTCTTCTTCCGATATCAATCTGCGTCTTGTCTATAGCGTGACTCATCTAAAAGTCCTAGTTCCCTGCGGTAACGATAACACCTCTAGCGGTGCTTCTTGGTGCATCCTGTTCCAGAATGTATTCCCTCTGAGGTGAGATTGCACTCTCATTTGCAGGTACAACCGATACGGTGATATAAGAGTTACCACCAATCAAACTGTCGACTTGCAGTCCAACAAAGTTCACACGACCACTAGTGGGATTGTATGTGCCCACATTGTCCACGACCACGCTATTACTCGAAACATTTACAACCTGAAGTTTGGTAGTTCCGAGTTGGTTTCTTACTATACAAGTCTGTCCACGGAATGTGAATGTGGATGTAGTGATACGATACTGAACATCATCAGGAGTTGCAATGGGGACTGGATATGCGAAACTATAATCCCTCTCGATGTTGAGTGATGGTGTCAACCTTTGTTGCATCTTAATCGATGCTCTAGAGGATAACACTGCGGGACTTACATCGTCCACGAGACTCAACATATTGGAACGACGGAATGAGCGTTCGAAACCACCGACTGTTTCGGTGAAGTAGTTCTCGATAACTGTCCTTACTTGTTCTTGAATCGTGTTCAGTGACAGTGTAGTCAACCTTGGGTTGAACTGGAAGAATGTCTCCACCTCAATGAAGGTAGTAATAGGGTCAGTAAACTTCAAATCAAAAGAAGCGACCGCAAGTTGTTCTGCAAGGT